TCAATCCCTCCGAGCAAGTGGAATGCGCAGTATCAGCAGAATCCGACGGGCGAAGAGAACGCGATTATTAAGCGCGAGTGGTGGAAGTTGTGGGAGAAGCCAGCGGTGCCTCAGTTGGAGTTTGTGATTCAAAGTTATGATACGGCGTTTTCTAAGAAGCAGACGGCGGATTATTCGGCCATTACAACGTGGGGGGTGTTTTATCCGAATGAGGGGGGTAGTGGTCCCAATTTAATTTTGTTGGATAGTAAGAAGGGGCGTTGGGATTTTCCTGAGTTGAAGCAGGTGGCGTTAGATTTGTATAAGTTTTGGGAGCCTGACACGGTCATTATTGAGGCCAAAGCCAGTGGTACGCCGTTGACGCAGGAGCTTCGTGCGCAGGGCATTCCTGTGGTTAACTTTACGCCGAGTCGTGGTAATGACAAAATAACGAGGGTGCATAGTGTGTCGCCTATGTTTGAGGCGGGGATGGTGTGGGTCCCTGACGAGACATGGGCGGACGAGTTGGTTGAGGAGGTCGCGGCGTTTCCTAACGGAGAGTTCGATGACTTGGTGGATAGTATGACGCAAGCCCTTATGCGCTATCGTCAAGGGAATTTCGTGCAGTTGCCTTCGGATGACTGGGAAGAAGAGGCAAACTCTGCTAAAGTGCGGGTGTATTATTGAATTAGGGGTGGTTATGGCAAACGGTACAACAAACGCGGGCTTGATGGATAGAAATGTTCCCGCTCAAATGGATATGGACGACATGGCTGCAGAGCTAGAGTTGGCTATTCCTGATAGTTCGGGCAATGATGTCATGGCGATGATCAATGCCGAGGATGTAGGAAGCATTGAGATTACGTCAGAAGATGACGGTGGTGTATTAGTCGACTTCGAGCCTATGGATCAAAGAGGTGCATCGCAAGAGTTTGATGCTAACCTTGCTGAAGAGATGCCTGACCGTGAGCTTCAACGCATTTCATCCGAGCTTTTAAGTGAGTTTGATGCCAATAAGTCCAGCCGCCAAGATTGGGAAGAAGCGTATTCAAATGGGTTAGAGCTCTTGGGCTTTAACTACGAAGAGCGGACACAGCCATTTCGTGGAGCCTCGGGTGTGACTCACCCTTTGTTGGCGGAAGCGGCCACACAGTTTCAGGCACAAGCATTTAACGAACTGTTACCCCCTTCGGGTCCCGTGCGCACTGTAGTTATGGGAAAAAACACCGCGGCAAAAGCGCAACAAGCGCACCGTGTGCAGCAGTTTATGAACTACTACATCACTAATGAGATGGAAGAGTACACCCCTGACATGGATCAGATGTTGTTCTTCTTACCGCTAGCGGGCTCTACCTTTAAAAAGACCTATTACGACGAGACGTTAGGTCGAGCAGTGTCTAAGTTTGTGCCTGCGGAGAACTTGATTGTTCCTTATGAGACCGCGGACCTCGCATCATGCCCTAACATCACACAAGTGGTGCGGATGCCTTTAAACGATTTGCGCAAGCGCCAAGTCGTAGGCGTTTACTTAGATGTTGAAGTGCTTCCTTCGCAGAAGTCCATCACGTCGTTAAGTGGTGAGATGGATCGCTTGGATGGTCAAGACGCTAATCAGATTGATTATGACTGTACGATTTTGGAGTGTCATGTTGATTTGGACCTAGAAGGTTATGAAGACGAAGATGCTGACGGTGAGTTCACGGGCATTAAGATTCCGTACATTGTGACCATCTCTGAGGACAATGGGCAGGTGTTGTCTATTCGTCGTAACTATCTTGAGGACGATGATCTTCGTAAAAAGATTAATTACTTTACGCATTACAAGTTTTTGCCGGGCTTCGGCTTTTACGGTCTAGGCTTGATCCACACGATTGGTGGCCTGTCTCGCACGGCCACTTCGGCGCTTCGACAATTGATCGATGCGGGTACGTTGTCTAACTTGCCTGCGGGTTTCAAGGCCCGCGGACTGCGGATCAGAGATGATGATGAACCCTTGCAGCCGGGCGAGTTTAGAGACGTCGATGCGCCGGGCGGTGCTATCCGCGACAGCCTAATGCCGCTACCCTTCAAAGGGCCCGACCAAACTTTGTTTCAACTACTAGGGTTCGTCGTCGATGCCGCGCAACGTTTTGCAACCATCACGGATCTTAAAGTAGGTGCAGGCGATGCGTCTGCCGCGGTAGGTACTACCATGGCGATGATGGAGCAGGGTGCTCGCGTGATGAGTGCGGTCCATAAGCGTTTGCATTATGCGATGCGTCAAGAGTTTAAGATTTTGGCACGAGTGATGTCGGAGAGTTTGCCGCAGGAGTATCCGTTCTCGGTTCCCGGCGGAGATGAAACCATCATGCAAGCCGACTTCGACGACCGTGTCGATATCATTCCCGTCAGTAATCCAAACGTGTTTAGCCAAGCACAACGGATCATGTTAGCTCAAACTAAGATGCAACTCGCGGCCCAAGCACCAGAGATTCATAACATCCACGAAGTGTATCGTGACATGTATGAGGCGCTAGGGGTAACGGATGCCGATCGGATTATGAAGGCCATTCCAGCGGAAGAGCCCACACCGATTGATCCAGCACAAGAGAACATTAATGCGCTCGACATGTTGCCACTAAAAGCTTTTGAAGGCCAAAACCATCAGGCGCACATCCAAGCGCACTTGATCTTTGGTACAAGTCCGACAGTGGGCAGTATGCCGCCCGTAGCCATGACGCTCCAAAAGCATATTATGGAACACGTCCAGATTGCAGCACAAGAGCAGGCCATGGTTGCTTATCAGCAGCAAGCCCAACAGTCTGGCGCTAACCTTCCTGAAGAGCAGCAGATGTTAGAAGTGGAGCAGATGACGGCTCAATTTATTGCAGAAGGCTTACAGCAAGTTAAAGATGCGTCGGGCCAGTTGTCTGGTGCGGGTGCTCCTGATCCGTTAATTCAGTTGAAGGAACAAGAGATTCAGGCTAAAGTAGCCGATAACGAAGCTGATAATCAGATCGATCAAGCCAAGTTGCAGTTGGATCAACAGAACCAACAGATGCGCTCGGAGCAGTTTGATGAACGGATTGCAGCACAAGAACGACAAACAGCAGCACGTATCCAATCAGCTATGGATCGTGAACTATTAAAGCAACGCGGAGATTAAAATGAGCAAAGGCAAAGGAATAGGGGGCTACGGCTCTGAGATGTATTACGCAGACCTTCTTGCGGAGCGAGGCGGTCGAGGTTTTAGCTTGCAGAAAAACACTAAATCCACGGGTAAAAACGCCACACAATCCGTATCTAAGGGTAAAGGAAAAGGTAAGTAGATCATGAAGAATCGAACTGTAAAAGTAAATGGTGCTCCACCAAGCAAAACGCCAAAGGCAGTCACCTATGCGGACATTAAAGGCCAAGGCCGTATTCCTTATGGCAAGACTGCACCTGCTCCTGTAGCGGGTGGTCTTACTGACTTCGCTAATACGCCTCGTAAGATGCGGACCCGTGGCACGGGTGCCGCGATCCAAGGCACGAGTCACATGGGTTACTAATGTTTAAGTTAGGAAAGAACAGCCTAAACAATTTGGTAGGTGTGGATGAAAGGCTTATTGATATCGCAGAAGTTGCTATTAAGCTATCTAACATTGATTTTGGTATTCCTTCTACTGGTGGGTTGCGGACAACCGAAGCTCAAGCCAAGTTGTTTACAGATGGCGTATCAAAAGCAGACGGAGTCAACAACAAGTCATACCATCAATCCGGGATGGCCCTTGATGTGTACGCTTACGTGGACGGGAAAGCTTCATGGGATAAACTAGACCTCGCACTTGTGGCCGCGGCCATGCTGCAAGCCTCAGCCCAATTAGGTCATGAACTAAAGTGGGGTGGCTTGTGGAAATCATGGCAGGATTACCCTCATTTTGAAATCAGGGATTAACCATGGGTTTTCTAAGCTTTTTAAGTCCTATTGCCAATCTAGGTAAAACCTACTTAGAAGGTAAGAACGAAGTTGCTAAAGCCAAGTCGGCTGCAGCGATACTTACGCTTGGTGCAGAGGCGGACGTTAAAGTGGCGGGTGCTAAAGCCGCCCATAAACTAGCGGACGATGGTCAGACTCAAGACTTTAACTTGGACCTAGTTGCTATGCAGCAGATGGATAAGTCATTTCTTGACGAGATTATGATTGCCTTACTTCTCGTACCTATTGCGGCGTCTTTTTTGGGCTATCAAGCCGAAGTCACTGCAGCATTTGAATCGTTTTCCGTCATGCCTGAGTGGTATCAATACCTTGTGATAGGTGTTTATGTCGTTAAGTTTGGTATGCGTGGCCTGCTGACTAAGTTACTGTCGGGCCGATTAAGCGGTATGAAACTTAAATAACCTTTCCCCTTTACTCTAGCCCCTGCATATAAGTTATGATACGATCATATCTAACATTGTTTGATTATATGCGAGGGGTTAATGGACGAAATATATGTAGCAGAAGCCGTGTTTAAGATTCTTAGGGATCGAAGGCAAGGTGTAACAGATTTGATGGTTTATGGTAACGTCAAGTCGATGGAACAATATCGTGAGCTTATGGGCAACTTAGAATGCCTTAATCATGTGGAACAGGAACTCAAGAGCCTGCTAGACAAACAGGAGCACTCAATATGAGCGCAGTAGAAAAAAAAGTAGAACCCGTGGTCTATGAAAAGACTGCTAAAGAATTAGCCAATGAGGCTAAAGCAAAAGTTAAAGCAGAAGAAGTTGCCGCTAAAGCAACTAAACTTGCAGACGCCTACGCGGAAAAACCGCGCCTTAACCCTGACGCTATCGGGAAAACTCTCTTAGACAGGATGCCCAACCCCACGGGCTGGCGGATATTGATCCTACCCTATCAAGGCAAAGGTAAATCCGCAGGCGGTATTTTTCTCCCCTCAGAAACTCAGGAGAAAAGCCAGATCTCTACCCAAGTCGGTTATGTACTCAAGCTAGGCCCTTTAGCCTACAAAGATACCGGCAAATTCCCAGATGGAGCATGGTGCGAAGAAAAGCAGTGGGTTATGTTTGCCCGTTATGCTGGTTCGCGCTTTCAGATAGATGGGGGAGAAGTCCGAATCCTTAATGACGACGAGATACTGTCGACCATTTTGGACCCTGAAGACATCCATAATTTAAACTAAGGAGATAACCATGTCGGATACAAACACCGTCGAGTTAGATGTAGGCGATTCGGAAGAAGTAGAAGTAGAAGTAAGCGCGGGTGCTGTTGAGTCCGAAAACGATTCGGATGATCAGTTTGATAAAGCGGAGACCTCTACTCAAAAACGAATTAGTCGTCTTACTAAGAAAATGCGTGAAGCAGAACGCCGTGAGCAAGAAGCGGTTAAGTATGCCCAAGCTGTTCAAGGTGAGTCACAAGAATTAAAAAGTCGGATGTCTAACTTAGACACCAACTACGTTGCTGAGTACACCAGCCGTGTTAATACCCAGATTGCTCAAGCCGAAGCAGTATTGACTCGTGCTATTGAAAGAGGGGATGGTGCCGCAACCGTAGAAGCTCAACGAGACCTTACTAGTTTAGCCATTCAGCAGGATCGAGCGGCCCAAGCTAAGATGCAGTCGGAAAGGCAGCAACAACAAGCGGCGGCGGCTCAACAGCACCAAGCTCAACAGCCTATGCCTGCTCAACAGCCTAAACGTCCTGACGCTAAAGCCGAATCATGGGCCTTGCGTAACAGTTGGTTTGGCCAAGACGAGGCAATGACGTATGCTGCTTTTGGC